ATCAACCAGCTTCGGCAGGACGCCAGCACGGCGGGTAACTTCTTCGACGTGCAGAAAGCGCAACTGACGGGCGGGAAGATCAGCGACAACCCGATCCTCACGGGCGGCGAGTTCATCTACAACGGCGTGATCGTCTACGAGTGGCCGTACCTGCCCGTGGTCAAGAGCACCGTATCGTCCTCGACCTCGTACCGTCGTGGCGTGTTCTGCGGCGCGCAGGCGCTTGCAGTGGCGGTCGGACAAAACGGTTCTGCGACGAAGATGTCGTGGGAAGAAGAAATGTTCGACTACGGCAACCAACTGGGCGTGTCGGCCGGGATGATCTTTGGCGTTAAGAAGACGAAATTCAACTCGTCCGATTACGCCACGATTGTCATGTCCGGTTTCGCTCCGGCCCCATAAGGAGATAGAGACATGCCTATCACCATTACTGCCGCAACCGCCGCTCTCGGTCCGCAAAAGATACATGCGGGTCCGAGCACGATTACCTTCGACATCAACTCGGGCGCAAACAAGTTCGGAAGCATTTCCGATGTGTACTTGCTTGGTCGCATTCCGAATGGTGCTGTGATCACCGATGGGGCGATCACGTTTGGCGTGCAGAAGAACGCAGCCGAGACGTTCACGATGTTGGTACTCGGGCAAGATGCAGGGGGCACCTACACGGTGCTTAACACCCTGCGGGCGTCTCAAGGATCGATCACCGCGAACGCATCCACGGTGCAAAGCTATACGCTGGTCAATCCGGGCGGAAAGTTGAGCATTTCGGATGACCGTGCAATTCAATACGCCACGTTGGCGCTGAACTGTACGGTGGGTGTCTCTGGAACCACGTCGTTTAGCTTCCAGGGGTATCTGCGATACGTCGCTGACGGGCGCAGCGAGTAACGGACACGGGGGCCTCGTGCCCCCGTTTCTTTATGAACGTCATCGACCAGACGATTGACCAAGCACTCATCCATCACAAGGCGGGCGACTTTGGCCGCGCCTCACATCTCTATAACGCCGTCCTGAATCTGAAGCCATTCGATGAGGGCGTGCTGTACCTGTTGTCGGACCTGTATTTGCGGCAGGAATACAGCGGACTCGCCATTAACCTGCTGACGAATTTGCTTGATCGGCATCCGAAGAACGGTGCCGCGTGGTGCAACCTAGGGATCGCGTTCCGCAAGGAAGATCGATACACGGAAGCGGTAAACGCCTGGGAGCGTGCGCTCAAAATCCAAGGTGATACCGCCGAAGTCTGCTGCAATATGGCCACGCTCTACAGCGACAGAGCGCAACCTGACAAGGCGATTCACTGGCTCGACCGTTCGCTCAAGTGCGACCCGGAAAGCGTCGGGGCTCGGTGGTCGAAGTCGCTCGCGTTGCTGACTAAGAAGGATTGGGCGAACGGCTGGCCGCTGTATGAGTTTCGCCAGCAGTTGGAAGGCTGGCACTCGCGCACCACTGTGGACGCGCCTATGTGGGACTTCACGCCGACCGACCATCTTTACATCCACGGCGAGCAGGGCGTGGGTGATGAGATCATGTTCCTGTCTTGTCTAGACGAAGTCTTGCCACTGGCCAAGCGCGTGACGTTGGAACTCAACGAGCGTGTCGCAGGCATTGCTCGCAAGACGTGGCCGAGCGTGTCAATCGTTACGACTGAGACGCCGGGAGACTATTCCGCGAAGATCGCAATCGGGAGCCTTGCAGCGCGTCTACGGCGCTCGGCGGATGCGTTCCCAGGTACACCGTACCTGAAGCCCGACCCGGAGCTTGTTGAGCACTACAAGGCGCGGCTCACCGCTATCGGCCCGCGTCCCTGGGTAGCGCTCGCATGGCATGGCGGCACGAAGCAGACGCGGGTCAAAGATCGGTCAATCGATCTCGATTCGTTCGAGCCGATTCGCAATCGATACACCTGTGTATCCGCACAGTACGAGCACACGAATCCGATGCTCCAGAAGGCACGCGAGGACGCCGGACTCGTGCGGCTGGATAACCTATGCGTCGGCGAAGACCTCGCAGCGCAGGCGGCGCTGTTCGCGGCGGTCGATTACGTCGTGACCGTGCAGCAGACGGCGGTTCATGTGGCCGGGGCTGTCGGGGCGAAGACTTATGCGATTATCGGGCCGACGCCGCACTGGCGCTATGGACTCACGGGCGACATGCCGTGGTATCGCTCGGTGCAACTGTGCCGCGCGAAGAACGGCTGGGCCGAGCAGATCAACCTAGTGGAGAAAGCGATTGCTGATCACGCAGCAGTACCGAGCGCAGAACGCCGAGCTGCATAAGGACCGGGCGGATTACGGGACGAGCGGCAAGAAGTGGGCGCAAGTGGTGCATATGCTGATGCAAGAGCACGGCTGCGTATCGGTGCTCGACTACGGCTGCGGTAAGCGCACGCTCGAAAAGGCGCTCGGCTTCCCGATCCACAATTACGACCCTTGCATCGAGGGATTAGACGCAGAGCCGAAGCCTGCCGATCTCGTGTGCTGCACCGACGTGCTTGAGCATATCGAGCCGCGCTGCATCGACGATGTGTTGGATGACATCAAGCGTTGCACGGGAAAGTTGACGCTGCTGACCGTGGCGACCGTGCCAGCGAAGAAAACGCTGCCCGATGGGCGCAATGCTCACATATTGCTTCGGCCGGTGAAGTGGTGGTTGCCGGAGTTGATGAATCGGTGGGATTTGATTGCATTTCAGGATCTCGGGCCGGAGTTCATGGCGGTGATGCGATGAGACGCCGACAGATCTATGCCATCCGAGAGCAGGAAGCCGAGCAACTACGAAGGGAGGTGATCCGAAGTGCGTTCAAAGTCGAAGAAGCCGATGCCAATGCCGATTCCGGGCAAAGGAAAGAAGTAAGCAGCGTCAATTGTCCGACGTGTGGGAAAGCGCTCCAGCCTCGCGGGGCGCACTTCCACATCCGCGCGTGCAAGGGGTAAGGCATGGCTATTAGCACGTATAGCGAACTCAAGACAGCGATCTTCGCCTGGGTCGATTCATCCTCTGGCGACTTCAGCGGCACGACGATTGACGACCTGATCCTGATGGCGCACCAGCGGATCGGGCGCGAGGTTCGATGCCGTGAGATGGAGGCTGACATCTCCGCGACGGTGAGTGCGGGCGTGGTCCCGTTGCCGGCCGACTTCGTGGACCTGAAGTACGCCTACCTGAACAACGAGCAGCCGACCAAGTTTCTACAGAAGCGCACGGCGCGGTTTATCTACGAGCGATACCCGCACCGTGATGCTGCGGGGCGTCCTGGCTACGTTGCGCGAGAGGGAACCAACTTCATCTTCGGTCCGTATCCGGACACCGGCACGACGTACAACTTGAAGGGCGTGTACTGGCGGCGGATGACGCTGACCACGACGCTCACGTTTAACGAAGTGTTCCGCGTGCATCCCGACTTGTATTTGTCGGCGGCGATCTCGGAGGCAATTCCGTTCATTGGCATGGAATCCAGGCTTCAGGTTTGGGAGGCCAAGTATCAGACGATTCGCAATGCGCTCATGAACGAAGTTAACACTGAAGGCTACGAGGGAAGCGAGGTCGAGTTCTAATGCATCCTCTAAAAATCTTCGTTGGTTACGATGCTCGTGAGGCAATCGCCTTTCACGTCTGCGTGAACAGCATCATTCGGCATGCGTCGGTGCCGGTAAGTATTCACCCGTTGGCGCTGAACACGATGCCGTTTTACGAGGAGACGCACAAGGGGTCGAATCAGTTCATTCACTCGCGTTTTCTTGTGCCGTACCTGTGCGGGTTTCAAGGTCATGCGTTGTTCGTCGATGGCGACATGATCTTCAAGGCGGACGTGGCAGAACTGTTCGCCTTGATGCGCAACGAGTGCGATGTGGCCGTGGTGAAGCACGACTACCAGACCAAGTACCCGGTGAAGTATTTCGGGCAGGCGAACAAGAACTACCCGCGCAAGAACTGGTCGAGCGTCATGCTGTGGAACTGCGGCAACCATCCGAACCATGTGCTCACGCCGGATTACATCTCGGAGAAGTCCAGCGAGTTCCTGCACCGCTTCCAGTGGCTGAAGGATGAGCGGATTCAGGAATTGCCGAAGGAATGGAATCATCTGGTCGACGAGTACGATCACAACGACGAAGCCAAGCTGCTGCACTTCACACTTGCGATCCCCGCGGTGTCCTCTTACGAAGATTGCGACCATTCGCAGGAGTGGTGGCAAGAGTTCCACCGATCCATTGATGTGGACGAGAAGCGATGAGCTACGCCACGGTCATTGCTGCTGCTGCGGCGCTCAAGGATGTGAACGACCGCATCGATGCGTTGCAGGATGAGAAGAACACGCTACAGGCAAGGATTGTAGTCATCAACGCGGATATTGCCACGTTGCGTACGGAGCGCGATACGCGCACTGCAACCCTCAAGACGGAAGCCGGTACGATCTAATGGCGAAGGTTCGTATCCCTTTGGTCGGATCACTGGTCAGCAGAGACGGGACCAATGCTGGCCTGTTTTCGTCCAGTCAGAAAGATCAGTATTTCGAGGACTGTGTTTTTCACGTCACGCAGAACGCATTTTCTGGAAAGACATTAGTCAAGGTCGGCCCGCGAAAAGTGTTTGCGGAGACGGCTTCGCCAGCAGGCGCATCGGGTCACGGGACAGCGATCCAGATTTGGCGCGGCAAAAGCGCATCCACGATCACTGCGTTCGGTAGCACGAACTCTACGATCTACAACAACGATTCTTCGCTCGGGGCGATCACCGGGCGTTGCATCCATATCTCCGAGACGATGATTAGCTCGGTCCCGACGCTTGTTTTCGTGTCCGACTCTAATCTTGCTTACTACTATGTTGACGCGGGATCGCTCACTGAAATAACGGATACGGACTTTCCGCCGAAGCAAACGCCAGCACTGACGCTTACCGGCAACTTTGCGCACATGGACGGCTATGGGTTCGTGATGTGTACGAACGGCCAGATTTGGCATTCAGACGTAAACACGCTTGTGAACTGGACTTCGACGGCGGTGATCACGGCTCAGGAATACCCTGATCTAGGCGTAGGCGTAGCTCGGTATCGTAATTTCATTGTTGGATTTTCTCGATACTCGATCGAGTTTTTCATTAATGCCGGGAACGCCGCAGGGGCAGTGCTTCAGCGGGTACAGTCGATGGCCAAGCAGATCGGCGCGGTCAACCGTTATTGCATTGCTCCGGTAGAGGAGACACTGGCCTTTGTCGGTTCGCATCTGCATACCGTTGGAGTCTATATTCTGTCGGATGGGAATCCGAAGAAGATTTCTACTCAAGCCGTAGATACATGGATTCTTGCGCAGATCATTGCGGCCGGTGGCGATACTGCGGGGCTTAGGCTCCACATCATTGCCGATCACAATCGGTACTACATCGCGGTGAGTTCGTCGTCTAACGCGACGAATGTCTACGCGCACGATTTGACGACAGGCGCATGGCAACCGTGGACACTTGAGTACGGCATTCGGCAAAGCGATGCTTCGGGTGGTGGCACGGTGTATGTCGGGCAGGATTCGACTAAGCAATTGAGCAACCTTGGCAACGCGCCGGCATCGGGAACGATCCAGACTCAGCCGATGGATTTCGATTCCAGAAAGTACAAGACGCTGAATTCTCTTCGGGTGATTGGCGACAAGGCGACATCCACAAGTACGTTGACGATCTCATGGTCGGACGATGACGGGCAGACTTGGAGCGCAGGGAGAACGGTCGATATGGCGTCTAATGACCCTCGCTTGCTCCGCGCTGGTTTGTTTAAACGTCGCGCATTCAGAATTACTGGATTGAGCGCCGCTGCAACGGGTCGGGATCAATTGCTGGAAGCCATTGAACTCGAAGTCACTGAGGGCGCGATATGAAGGACGAGCGCCTCCCGAACATTGACACGACGAGTTCTGCGTATCAGAACTTGATCGGTCAGGATTCGTGGCGCTTGTGGACGCCTGCGCCGTCAGGAATGACGGAGGTAGGCACGGCAACGTACTCAGGGCGCATGCGTTTTGACGGCAGGAAGTTGGATTGGCAGATAGGTATCGTTGCTGGAACGAGCACGGCAAGCACGGCAGGGACTACGTATTTCCCGCTTCCGGTGCCTGCGAAGGGATTGGCGGGCGTAGCGGTGGCCTACAACGACGCCACGAACGTAGCGATAGGCGTGTGCGCGATCAACGTAACAACGTCGCGGGTGTACCTGCCTACATGGGGCGCAACAGGCGATGCGATCAAGATCGCAGGGAGTAATGAGATATGAGCGAGAGACAGGAAGACAAACGGGAGAGAAGCACCCAACTTCGCATTCAAGAAATGATGCGCAATGGTTGGGGCGACATTGATCCTCAGATTGTCGAGCGGTTCGCTACGAACTCGCCTGCCGGGGTCATGAACGAGTGGAACCTGCGCCCCGGTTCGGTGCTCTCGCCGGAGCAATTCAATCTGCTTATGAATAATCTCCGTGGCACTGGCGACCCTGGAAGCAGCAATCGAGGTTATCTCGGTGCGCAAAACCTAACGCCTGAGCAGTATCTTTCGGACCCGCGATCAGCAGTACGGCTTGAAAATGGGCAGTACGTATATCGGCCAGAACTTTCGGCACAGGCTACGGGCGGCGAGGATTTTTACGGCATCAATCCAAGCGGATTCTGGAACAACGCCGATCTTGTATCGATGCTGCCGCTGGTTGCAGTCGGCGCAGGACCGTATGCGGCATCATTGGGGGCAGCGGGCGCGGGCGCTGCGGCTGCGGCCCCGGAAGCGGCCGGTGCAGGTACGTTCAGTTCATCCTTCGCGCCCACGATCACGCCAAGCACGGTCGCGCAGTCAGGCTTGCTCTACTCGGGCGGCAGCATGCCTACGGTCGCTGGGTTGACGGGCGTCGGCGGTCTGACGGCTGAAGGAATGGCCGCACTCGGGGCGATGGGCTCTGCGGGTGCTGGACTCGGCGCAGGTACTACGGGGGCGCTCGGTAGCCTGGGGCTGGATGCGGCGGGCAACATCGTGCCGGGGATGGTCGATCTAGCGAACTCAGGCAGCATGCTGTCGACGATCCCGGCAGCAACAGGCCTACCGTCTACGCCTGGAATGCCGCCGACCAGTTCCACGCCGACGACACCCACGACGCCTACCACGCCGACCAGCCCGTTGCAGAAGTTCCTGAAAGACAAGTTCAACCTCGACGTTGACCAGAACATGCTTGGCATGCTCGGGCAACTCGGTGGCGCAGGGATTGGTCTGCTCGGCAGCAAACAGCAGTCCGATGCGCTCACGAACCTGCAGAATCAACTATCCGGCCAGCGTGCGCCGTTCTTGAACAAAGCT